ACCTTGTACGGTCCTCCCTTTGTCCTCGGCAGCAGCGCTCCGCTTTCCCTGGCGTAACGTTCTGCGAGCCGTCTGCCAACGCCCAGCTCCTTCTGGATGTCGGCTATGGACATAATTGCCATATTTCCTCCTTTACTTTAAGTTAAGCCTTGGGTAAAAAAATATCCTCGGCTTCTACACCGCATACTTCGCATAACTGCTGAAACTGTGAATGTTTTGGCTCTGCTTTGCCGGTTTCCCACTTCCAGTAGGTAACTTTTGACACTCCAACTCGTTTTGCGAGCTCTGTCTGCGTAAAACCAGCATTAACTCTGGCCGCTTTGAGTGAAATCGCCATATTTCCTCCTTTCCAATTCTATGGGCTCGCCCTCTGGGTGGCCCCTACATCTGGTATTATATTCTTAACTTACAGTTAAGTCAATACTTAAAGTTAAGAAAAATGATTTTTTTTATTGCACCGCTTAACCTTTTGTATTATGATAATTGCAGGAGGCGACATAATGTCAGAACAAGAACTCAACAAAATATTCGCAGACAACCTTAACAAGTTCATCCAAAGGCGCGGTCTTACGCAAGTCGCGGTAGCCGATTATCTGGGTGTCTCCGAAGCAGCCGTTTCTAAATGGTGCAAAGGTGAAACTTCTCCCCGGATGTCAAAGTTTGATAAGCTCTGTGAGCTTCTTGGATGTTCAAGGGCTGCACTTATGACCGAAAATGGCGTAGATCTGCTTAAAAAAGAAGACGTCGCAAAGATGCTCCAGGAGATCTACGACAAGGACAACGCGCTGTTGATGTCAATGGCAGACACCACCCCGGAGGAACTTGCGAAGCTGAAGGACTACCTTGATTTTATCAAGAGCCAGCGCTGAACAAATTATTGCACACCCTCTGTGGTACACTTTCCGCGGAGGGATAGAAATGGACAACTACATCGTCAGGATCGTAAGACTGCCCCGGTCCGTCCGGGGCTTTACCATCCCCGACGAAAACGGAGACTACAACATATACTTGAATGACCGTCTGTCGGACGCGGACCTTATAAAGGCCTACGACCACGAAGTTCAGCACATCGAGGCTGGCCACTTCTACGATGACACGAAGACGGTCGCAGAGAAGGAAGCGGAAGTCAATGCCCACTCCAAAGAAACAAAAGAACGGACGCTGGAGAGCGCAAGTCTATCTGGGGAAGCGCGACGGCAAGAATGTATACGGAAGCGTGACGGCTGATACAAAGGCCGAGTGCGCATACAAGGCCGCGCAGTTAAAACTGGAAGGCAAGCCGGAACGTCCCGCGGATATACCCACCGTCGGCGAGGTCGTAGATCGCTACATTGAGAGCTGCACGCTGCTGTCTCCCACTACGATTTCTGCCTATAAGCACATGCGCGCAAACTTCTTCAAAGAGCTCATGGAAGTGCCGGTCAGCGACCTTACAGACATGGTGCTACAAGACCATATAAACGCCGAGAGCGCACGAAACACCTACCGGGGGACAACTATATCACCCAAGTCTGTACGCAACGCCTGGGGGCTGATTTCGGCCTCATTAAGGCACATCTGCCACCTGACGTTTGATGTCAAGCTGCCCCAGAACGCACCGAAGTTCCTCGAGCTTCCGGAGCCTGATTTCGTTATAAACGCCATCCAAGGATCCGACGTAGAATTGCCTTGTATGCTGGCGCTCTGGCTGTCGCTCTCCATGTCGGAGATCCGCGGCCTGAAGTATAGCAGCATCCGGAACGGCTGCATCTACATTGACCAGGTGCTTGTTGACGTGGAAGGCAAGCCGACCGAAAAAGCCAGGGCAAAGGTCGCCACGCGGAACCGCTTTCTGGCACTCCCTGACGTGCTCCTTGAACTCATACACCGAGACACCGACTTCGCCAGGTACGAGCGCCACGAGATATTCGATGATTACCTGATACCGCTCACGGCGCACCAGATCCGTAACAAGTTCCACAAGCTTATGCCAGGAATGACGTTCCACCAGCTCCGGCACATGAACGCTTCGGTGATGCTTCAGCTGAACATCCCGGAGAAGTACGCTATGGAGCGCGGCGGATGGTCCACTCCGCACACAATGAAGCGCGTGTATCAGCACACCTTTAGCGCCGAGCGCCGGAAGGTAGACACCGCGATAGACAACTATTTTACACAGAAATATCACGCAAAAGCATACTCAAAAGCTGAAAAGCCTTGAAAAATCAACATTGTTTGTTGGTTCGAGTCCCATGCCCTCCGCCAAAACAAGAACCTTGCAATTTCAAGCGTTGCAGGGTTTTTTGTTGCAATTTCAAGGGGTTTCGGGCTTTGCTCTTTTGCGCTCGTTTGCACTCGTTCGCATTCTTTTGCACTCGTTTGCACAAAAATATCACGCAAAATATCACGCAAAATACTGGCGCAATAAAAAAAGAGCCCCCGGAGGGAAAGCCGAGGGCTGAAAGGAGGTACAGAACTCGCGAGCCAAAGAAGGATAGAAAGCTCGCGAGGATCTTTGCTATTTAACGCGCAGCACCTGACCAGGATAAATCAGGTTGGCGTTGGGAATCTTATTCCACTCGACCAACTGTTTGACGGTCGTGCCGTACTTGGCCGCGATCTTGGACAGGTTGTCGCCTCTTACTACGGTGTAGTACACCTTTTCGGGTTCCGGGGGTACCGGGGTTCCGTTCCAACCTACGATGAGCTTCTGGCCTACGTAGATCAGGTTCGGGTTGGCGATGTTGTTCCACTTCACGAGGTCGGCGATGGTTACCTTGAACTTGTTGGCGATCTTATAAAGCGCATCGCCTCTTACTACGGTGTAGTAGATAGGCTCTTCGGGCGTAGGCGGTGTCGGTTCGGGACCGGGGAGGACGCTATAGTCCAGCCACGGAAGTTTGCCGTGCTTGCCCCAAGAAGTAGGTGCCTGTTCCATAGGAGTCGCAGCAGCCGCCGCTCCGTCCTTGTAGTGGTATCTCTTGCCGTTGGCAGTTACGTAGGAGAAGCACACCTTGTTCTCTTTCCAAGAAGTAGTACACTCTACTACGTTGTAGCACTTGCCATTGATGATGTATTCACCGATATATGCTCCGGCGTGGTCGCCGTTCGGTGTAAGAAGGAACTCGCCCGGAGTCAGCTTGGAGAAGTCCGAGGATACATCATAGCAGGCGTTGAGGATGGTCGTGCCGCCCCAGTCGCCGAGTCCGTACTTCCCCTTCTCCCAGCAGTAGTACCCTACTTCCTTCTTATCTTCCCATCCCCAGACAAGCGTTTTCGGGGTCAGATTCCAGCAGTCCCAAGAGTATCTGCCGTCTTTCCAATAGTAGCCAAGGTTGTACGGCCAGCCCGACTTGTAGAAGGTGTCGAGGTCTTTAGCAATGTGGATGGCTTTCTCCACATAAGCCTTTGCGGTCATTGCGATTTCGTATGCCATTACTCTATATCCTCCGCCTTAATGTGATATGTAAGCTCTTCTTCCGGCTCTGGTATCGGCGTAGCGTCCAGCGGGATAGGATCCTCACTTTCAACCTCCGGGATACCCGCAAGGCTGGTAAGCATGGATAGAATACCAGCAAGGATGGAAGCGCTGGCAACAGCGATCCAGTTTACCTCAGATAAAACGGCCGCCGTGCCTATAGAGGCGATGGCGGTCTGGCATACGGTTTTTATTGCGCGGATCCCCGCGTATTTCCACCATTTTTTAGTCATTTTAATCTCCTTTGTTAGCCACCTATTATGTCATACAGTTTTACGCCATATACGCGCATTGTGTATGTTCCGTTGACTGTGCCTGTCTGCGTTGAACTGTATCGCTTATAAATGCTAATAACCGCCTGTCCGTTATCGCCAGAACTTCCGTCACTTAATGTGCATGTGTAAGCACAAACGCCATACGCCGCGCTACTTGTTGATGACGAAGCAACGCCACTTGATGATATTTTACAATTCCAAGTAGTCGCTACCGTAGTCACCGAGTTTTTCGTGCTTATATCGCTACTGTTAGTTATTAAAAATTGTCTAACTGTTGCGGCGTGTCGACCATTTGTCTTTGTGTCCACCGAACACTCGCATACAAGCATATCGTAAGCATAAACGCCTTTAACGGTTATTGATACGCCCGTATCCGTATTCGTATTTTGGTTGGTTGTAACTGTTCCAACGGATTGAGTTCCAAGCAAAGTGAAATTGCTCACGCCGCCGCCACCCGACACCGCCACATCTACGGAAGCATAGTTCGTGACATCTATTCCTGTTCCGTTTGCGGTAATGGACTTCGTTCCCGACACAAGTTCGCTTGCCGATACAGTTACTGCCGTTCCGTTTGCCGATCCTGCGGTAATGTACCCTGCGGTTCTTGTGACCGAGGGGGTTACTGTGACGGAGTGGTTTGTGACCGTGCCTTTGGTAGCGGAAGCCGTGGCAGAACCGCTTGATATGGTCTTGGTCGCCGCACTCGCATAATATCCAGCAGGTGCGGTCACGGTTGCACCGCTTGCAGAAAGGTCGCTACTTGTCCTCTGCGTAATACCAGAGCCTACATAGTTGCTCGGAATGGCGTTGACGGTTATCGCACCCTCAAGCATTGTGTTTACACCGCCAATGGTCTGCGAGGACTCGGTGGGAGTTACGGAAGTGCCTGTGGCGATGGCGTTACGAACAACATAATTTCCATATTGATTTTGCCCGAGCCAACCCTTTTGCTCGCCGTCATCAAATGTGGCTTCCCCTCTAAAACGGAACTTTAGCGAGCCGCTTTCTGTATAATAGCCATACGCTGCGCCGACATACGGCTCTGCTTCTGGTACAGTCGCCGTAGCGTAGTTAGTTACATCTGTGACCCCTGCGGAAGTGATGTTGATATTGCCTGTCGGGGTAATGCCACCGCCCCCTGTTTCTATTCCGTCAACCGCCGACACCATTTCGCTCAAGGTCAGCGGAACAGACTCCCCCGACTTGTTCGCTATGGCGTTGGCAAGATAGTCAAGTTTTGTTTTATCGACTATGACATTAGCCATTTGTCACCTCGTTAGTCTGCCCAATACAGGTTTCCATCGGCAGAGTCTGCCCACGCAGTCATATATCCTGTATTGTTGACATAGATAATATCCAGCGCACTGTCGCGATATCCAAGCACCAAATACTTGCCCTCCCAGTCATTACATGACGTGAAGTCAATGAACACAGGTGCGCCTGTGTTGAAGGCTGTCTTGACTTGATTAAAAGTCTTGTCTGTGGTAAATCCGCCGCCACTGTCAGACGCAGTTATGACAAAAGGAGTTGCGCCCCCTGCCCCTGCTATCCCCTGCTCTATCTTGTTCAGCGCACTCGCCGTGATGGTGTCGCCTGTTGTCCAAGTTGTTGGTGTGTATGCCATTGTGTTCTCCTTTATATCTCCGCCGAACCGACTTTCGCCACGCCTACAAGGGGCAGACTTCCGTCTGTTAAGCCGTAACCTATATTGTTGCCGTCTTCTGCGTCATAAAATATCGCAGTTCCACCGCCTGTCTTCGGGAGCGTGACCGCAGGCACATCGGAATAGGACGCTCCCATTATGGTTATATTCTGTGCCATAGCCACACTCCTTAACTAATAGACAGTACCTTTGTAGTGCTATCCTGTGTTATGCTCGGTATCTGCGCTGAACCTGCCACGCCGAATATGCTCTTGCCGTAAACGATGTTCCCTGCTACAAGGTTTGCGTCACCACTTATGGTCTGCGTTCCTGTGAGGTATGTTCCGCTTGCGATAGTTTGATTAGAGGTGGACGGCGTTATCGTTGCCGCCGCCTTTGTAGTGACCGAAGCCGTCAGCGACACCGAAGAACTCCCTGCCGTTCCCGAAGATACATAGCCTGCGGAAACTGTCGGTGTATTACTTACGCTCTTGGAAAGCGTCAGCGTGTTGCTCCCTGTGGAAACGCTCGCCCCTGTTGCGCTGATCGTAGCAGCCGGACTCGCAGATCCGCTCGCCACCGTGCCACTCGCTGCGCTTGCGTAGTACCCTGCCGGAACTGTTACGGTCGCTCCGCTTACTGTCAGCGAGCTGCTATCGTTCTCTGCCGCCGTTCCTGTGTACTTCGTTCCGTCCGCATAAGCCGTCACTCCAAGAGGGAGTTTCCCTGCATCATTCAGCGTAGCATCGGAAGTGTCCACAAAGACCGCATTACCGCCACCGCCCGAAAGCGGTATCTCTACGCTCGGTACATCAGCGTATGTGACCGACCTTATTACAACATTCTGTGCCATTGTTTATTCTCCTTATGAAACTGTTAGAACGCTTCCGTTCCAAGTGATTAGTCCGTAGTTGTTGGGTATGGGGTTGACCTGGACATCATGCGCCATTATCTTCCCATGTGTTTCAAGGATCTGGGTGTCCTCGGTGGGCGTGACTTCATACGCTCCGTCATAGGTCGGTGGCAGGACTGCGCCAGTCTGCTCCACTTTGAAGAGCACCGCATCCCCACCGCTGACCGTCAGCCGAGCCGTACCGCCCTGCTGAACTTTTAACCTAATCGCCATAGTTGATTACCCTGTCAAGTAAGTTCCTCATTACCGGCACGGTCTTTATCTCGGTGGCAAGCCTTGTTCCGGCTGCGTCTATCCAGTTGACTTGTACCGATACCGCCATGTTGAACCTAAAGCTCGCGCTCTCCAACTGGGAAAGCGTGAATGTGATGTTCGTGTCCGTTATCTGATCGTGCGTCTCTGTCGTGACGGTCAGAGCTGCGCCGGACTTATTAAGTTCGTGAGATCCCTGCTCCAGAGTGACATAGACATCCGTGCTGGACAGGTCTACGCCCTCTACCGTCAGCGTTATTGTCGGGGTTGTGTAGTTAATCATTTAGCCCACTTTCCTTTCTAAATCCGATATGCGGTTATTACTGACTTTTATCTTTTCCTCTATGACGGGAATCCTCTGGGCAAAGTCATTATGCCTACGCACTTCCTCGGCCAAGTGGTCTATCTTGACATTCTGTACTGCGTTCTGTTCGTGCAGTTCAGTCTGCACCTTATTCTGTGTCGCTCTTGATGTGAGCACCGCCGCTATGATAGAAGCGACTGCGGCGAGAAGCCCTACGATTACTGCGTCCGACATTATTTATTCACCTCGGTATTTTTAATTCGATTATATATACAGCACGATTACTTTCCAGGTTACAGTTTTAGAGCTCGAGGTCGGGTTGCTGAACCACACATAAGCGTTACCGCTTGAGATGTAGAAGTCAGAGACCGCAAGCCCGGAGGACCCGGTTCCTGCAACGCCCACTATTCCGACTGGTGTAAAACCGGCCTCCGTGATGCTTATTGTCTGGGAACCTGTTCCGCCTGCGGCTACGGTCGTAGAGCTTGAGGCCGTCTTGGTCTCCGTCTTGAACGTCTTTGTCGTTAAAACGTTGTAGTATGTTGTTGCCGTTTTATCTGCGTCGCACGGCGGAAGTGTATATATTTCGGCATATTGAAGTAGTGCGTCGGTGTTTGAGTCTCCCGACTTCTGCTGAAGCGCGAGCCTTGCTCCGTGGTT